TCAAGACATTTCAGCACGAAGGAAAGATTGTTGAACTCAAGCAAGTAGGTCTTGGTATTTCGCGTCCTATTCGTGTCTACATTGATGGTACAAGATGGAACTTCTTTCCAGGTATGGAATCGGCAGTAGAAATGTCCAAGCAGTACATTGAGATGACTGCAAAGAAGACTCCTGTGCTTCCTGATACAAAGAAGGAATCAACAGAGTTGCAAAACGATCTAATTGAAAAAGTAGATCTAGATGGTCGTACTCGTTTGGTACGAAATACTCTGTCTCGTCTTGAGCAATATCGCAAGGCTCGTATGGAACGCATGGAGAAAATGCAAGAAGAGCAAAAGAACGGGAAGAACAAGTATGACGGTCTTTATCAAGATGGCACAGGCAAGGGTGCATTTGTACCAGAGCCATACGACACCGGTAAGCCTGTTCATCCTTTCATGCCAAAGAGCGTGACCGAAGGCGTTCTTGACGAATTTAAGGATATGTTCAATAAAGAGAACATGACTTTCAAGGAAGGCGATAAGGCAGAATACGAGCGTTTCTTCAAGGCTGCAATGAAGAAGTTCAACATCTCTGCTCCTTCAGATCTCAAGTCTGATGATCAGAAGAAGCGTTTCTTTGCATACATCAAAAAGAACTACAAAGGATAAATGCCAACAATCATTTACAAGTTCAAGAGTAAGGAACGGCTTGATGAAGCCTTGGGATATCTACTTCCCCGTGGCTGTTTCACGAAGATAAACAGCGTTCCTTCTGCTAATGAGTTCAAAATCGCAGTCGAATGCTATCCCGACCAAGTTGAGGAGTTTCGTTCAAACATCAAGAGACTCAACGAGAACTATCAGTTGATGGAGACAACTGCAAAGTTCATCAAAACTCTTGCAGAAACCGCAGTAGGAACAGGCAAAACAATTCGTTTGATGGATGGCGATGTCATTCGTCTGTCGCCTACACACGCACAAGCAGTCATTGCAACGCATGATGTACTTTCAGAAGAGAATCAAGTTGCTCTACGAACAATGATAATTGAAAACAGAAAAACGCATGAGGCAGCAATTCGGTTCTGCCTTGAACAATTAAAGGAGACTGAATAATGGCTAATTCATCAACCTATCTTGTACAAACAAGAAATCGTTGTGTTGTTGGAGTTTATTGCGATACAGCAGGAACTATTACATTTGGTATAACAGCATCTGCATTCACCAATGGAATGCTTTCAACAGCAAATGATGGTTCCACATTGATTGATGCAAGAATCAATAACTCATCCGCGAGTCTTTCTAAAATTGCTTACGGAATTAGCGGAAATGGAGTTATGCTTCGCTATGGTGCAACAGGGGGAACTGCATTTATGCTTGCTGGTAACAATTCAGGCACAATTGACTTTGAAAGAATGACTCTTCCAAACAACGCAGTATCTCCTGCCGATGGAACATTCAAAGTTGAAGTTCCTACTGCCACAATTGTAACTGCATATTTGGAATTCGTTCCCTTCTAATCTAACACGGAGACCCTAATGAAACTGTTCTGTGATCTCAACGAGAATATCCAAGTCCTGACAGAGGAGCCTGCTCCTGGTCAGAAGAACTATTTCATTGAAGGCATCTTCCTTCAGGGGAATATCACCAATCGCAACAAGCGTAGATACCCAATGGAGACCCTGCAAAAGGAGGTCTTCCGCTATAACGACAACTTCGTAAAGCAGAAGAGAGCCTTTGGAGAACTAGGTCACCCCGAAGGTCCAACCATCAATCTTGAGCGTGTAAGCCATATGATCACCGATCTTCGTCAAGAAGGTTCAAATTTCATTGGTCGCGCCAAAATCATGGACACCCCATATGGCAAGATTGTTAAAAACCTCATTGACGAGGGAGCCAAATTGGGCGTTTCTAGCCGTGGAATGGGTTCCTTGGAGGAGCGTAACGGCGTAAATGTCGTTAAGGATGACTTCCAACTAGCCACAGCCGCCGATATCGTAGCCGACCCATCTGCTCCTGAAGCCTTTGTCCGTGGAATCATGGAAGGCAAGGAATGGATCTGGGAAAGCGGTCGTTTGGTAGAAAAAGACATTGAGCAAATCAAGAAAGACATCCGTAAAACCTCCTCAAGACACCTTGAGGAAGCCAAGATGAACGCTTTTAATAAGTTCCTGCGCGGACTTTGAGAAAAGCATAAATAACAAGCACCCTCACTAAAATAGGAGAGAGTTCATGGACTCATTCAAGAACAACGAAGTAGAGGAAATCCTAGAAGAGGAAATCCTTGATAATGACGAAGATACCACCGATACTGAAGAAGAGACCGTTGCCGAAGAGAGCGACACAGCCGCAAAGCAGAAGGCAAATGTAACTGCCAAGAAGCAGATGCAGCAACCCTCCGCTGGCAATATCACTCTTCCAAAGGAGACTGCCAAGTACAAGGGTCTCTATCAGGACGGCACCGGTAAGGGTGAAATCATTCCAGAGCCAGTTGAAGTTGGTGCCGCTGCGGGCGATGCTGACTCTGCAACCAAGCAGAAGGCAACCGTTGACAAGAAGCGCATGGCAAAGGAAGACCTCGCTGTTCACATGGACGCAATGTTCAATGGTGAAGAGTTGAGCGAAGACTTCAAGTCCAAGGCTTCCACCATTTTCGAGACCGCTGTCAATGAGCGTATCGAAAACATTGCCGAAGAACTTGAGACCGAGTTTGAGACTCGCTTGATGGCTGCACAGGAGCAGATCAAGAACGAATTGACTGAACAGTTGGATTCGTATCTCTCCTATGTCATCGAAGAGTGGATGACCGAGAACCGCCTCGCTGTTGAAAAGGGCATTCGTACAGAAGTTGCCGAGCAGTTCATTGAGGGTCTTCGTTCGCTCTTCCTTGAGCATAACATTGAAGTTCCAAATGCAAAGGTTGATCTTGTTGACGAGATGGCAGAGAAGGTTGAAGTTCTCACCAACGAACTCAATGAGCAGATCCTCAAGAATGTCGAGATCAGCAAGAAGGTTGCCGAACTTCGCCGTTCTGACATCCTAGACGAGCAATGCGATGGTCTAGCCGAGACTCAGAAGGAGCGCATGAAGAAGTTGGCAGAAGGCGTTTCCTTCGAAGACGAGGGCGATTTCCGCAGCAAGTTGGAAATCATCCGTGAGTCTTACTTCGGAGTTGGTGGAACCGATAACGATTCTACCGAGACCAACGAAGAAGTTCTTTCGGAAGAAGTTGGTGACTCGCTAGATGGCTCCGATGCTCCTGCTGTTCAGGACATCAGCGAGTCGATGAGCGTTTATGCCAGCGCACTCTCGCGCCTCAACCGCACCCGTAAGTGAATCAAAAAATCGTGATTTCTAAATAATGAAGTTAGAAACAGTTACTTTCAATTAAAACTAATTTGTCACAGGAGACAAAAATGGACTTGACAATCACAGAAGCACTACAAAAGAAGTGGAAGGCAATCGTTGAACACGCTGAACTTCCCGAAATCAAGGATAACTGGCGCAAGACAGTTACCACACAACTCCTAGAGAACCAAGAGCAATACCTCCGCGAAGCAAGCCCCGCTAATGCTTCAGGAACTTTTCCTGATGCAGGTGGCGTTGCTAAGTGGGATCCAATCCTCATCTCGCTCGTTCGCCGTGCAATGCCAAACCTCATTGCTTATGACATCTGCGGCGTTCAGCCAATGAGCGGACCAACTGGTCTTATCTTTGCTCTCCGCGCTCGTTACAACGCACAGAATGGCGGCGAAGCCCTGTTCCAAGAAGCATCGACAAAGTTCGGTGGATCGGGTGGAACTGTTGGTTACACCGCTTCTGATGTTTCTTATCAAGGTCAGGATCTTTCTACAACTGCATTTGGCGTTGATCCTTTCTTCGGTGTAGCAGAGTCGGCTCTTGGCAACACCATCGCAGACAGCAGCGCAGTAAACCGCGGCTTGTCCACAACAAATGGCGAAGGTCTTGGCGATCCCAATGCAACCAACGCATTTGCACAGATGGCGTTCAGCATCGAAAAGACCACGGTTACTGCAAAGACCCGCGCTCTCAAGGCTGAATACACAATGGAACTCGCACAGGATCTCAAGGCAATTCACGGACTCGATGCTGAGACCGAACTTGCTAGCACCCTGTCCAGCGAAAACCTTGCCGAAATCAACCGCGAAGTCGTTCGCACCGTTTACCGCAACGAGAAGTTGGGAGCAAAGTCTGGTACAACTCAGACCCGTGGTATCTTCGACCTCAATGTTGACTCCAACGGTCGTTGGTCGGTTGAGAAGTTCAAGGGTCTCCTGTTCCAGATTGAGCGTGAAGCCAATCAGATCGCTAAGGAAACCCGCCGTGGCAAGGGCAACTTTGTTCTCTGCTCCAGCGATGTTGCTTCGGCTCTAGCCATGTCAGGTGTTCTTGACTATGCTCCAGCCTTGTCCACCAACCTTCAGGTTGATGACACCGGCAACACCTTCGCAGGTGTTCTCAATGGTCGCCTCCGCGTCTACATTGATCCTTACTTTGCTACTAACTCGGCTTCGGACTTCTTCTGCGTTGGTTATAAGGGTTCCAGCCCATATGACGCAGGACTGTTCTACTGCCCATATGTTCCGCTACAGATGGTACGCGCTGTTGGTGAAAACACCTTCCAGCCAAAGATCGGATTCAAGACCCGCTACGGCATGGTCAACAATCCGTTCGTACTTGACACCAACAATCAGCCAATCGCTGATGTTGAGGCTACAAGCGCATCTCGTAGCAACCAGTACTACCGTGTCGTTAAGGTTAATAACCTCTTCTGATTCGAAGTACTTATCAAGTTACCCCCACACTTGGAATGGGAGCGGCAGAAATGCCGCTCCTGTTCTTTTACATCTAAATACATTTTGGAGGCATCATGTACGAAATTCCTGCTGAACCATCTGCTGGCATCTTGGGGGGAATGCCAACCAATACCAATCTTGCTAATCCTACAAACTTCAAGTTCAGTTTGAAGCGTGTGCCTTTGCTTCCATACTTTTGTACAAGCGTATCGTTACCAGGTTGGGCGAATCCTACAGTCAATGTACCTACAGGGTTTCCTGGCGGAAGATCGACATTCAAGGCAAGCACCGAAGCGGTCAATCACGGCGAAGCAACATTCAAGTTTCTGATCAATGAAGATATGTCAAACTACAATTCATTGGTTACTTGGTCTAAAGAATGTGCAGGACTAAACGATTTCACTACTGTAAAATCTGCAAGAGGCGAAACCGTGTCGTGGCGTAATTGGATGTCCGAAGAAGGCTATCTTATTGTGTTGACCAATCGTAAGAAGCCCATATTCCGAATTACTTTTCGTGGTCTTTTCCCCACCAATGTAAGCGAGTTGGCATTCAAAACAAATGACACAGATGTGTCTCCAATGGTTGCAACTGTTAACATGGCATTCACTTACTACACTTACGAGAATCTAACAAACGCATGAGCCTAGAATCTGACAAAATCTATACGGAAAAAGATTACGGTGTCGCTGACCGTACAACTGTTGGTGCGGTTGACAGCAAACCGAACACCAATCTTGCATATCCTACCAATTTTCTTTTCTCATTGCGAAAGTTGCCAAGCATGACCTATTTCATTCAGGAGTTCACTCTTCCTGAATGCGGTGCTGATCCTCTAACTTCGGAATATGCAATTGGTCCTACTGTCAAGTTTCCAAAGTCATCATTTAGTTTTGGTTCGCTGACTGTAAAGTTCCTCATCAATGAGGATTTTTCAAACTACTTCTCAATTGTCAATTGGATGCTTGATAATACAGGTTATCAAGATTTCATTACCAAACAAAATTATAATGAAGGCGCATCCGAAGAGGGTTCGCTCATATTGCTGACCAACAAAAAGAACGCATATCGAAAGATTGATTTTAA